TCCAAAGGTATTCAATGACCGTTTTATTTGCATTGAAAACTCCGATACACTTTCCGATTACAGAAACGATATTCTCTGGCGTTATTTTCTCTACATTCGTGTATGCAATTTTTCTGCCGTAATTCCCACGAACAATCTCTTGGAGTGTCATTCTATTACTCATGCGGCACCTCCCGATAAAAAACAAAACAAAAAACACCGACAAAAATCGGTGTTCGTCCGCTTGCATATTTCTTTATTCTAAATATACCACACTTTTTCGGGACATTCGGGACAACTTTCTAATTTTCAAGAAAACGATAAAACATTTTCTTTACACTATACTCAGTATTGCCTCCAACCCTTCTTGCAACATCAGCCCAAGAAAGACCATCAATAAATCTAAGTCGGATAATTCGCCTCATATGGCTATCGTTTATATCAGCTATAAACGCTTCGACTTTGTTTATCGTTTCCAACAACTCTAATTCAAGTTCGCATAATGTTGCTTTCCTTGAATAAAGCAACGCTTTTTTTCTGTTATATTCTGGATAGGGGAAGCCCTCAATGACAAATGTTTCCAATCCGCCAACACCGCCAGATACTTTGTCAAGAACAGTTCCTTCCTGCTCTATTTTTATAATCTGCTGTTCAAGAGTTGATATTTTTTCTCTTACCTCGTCGCATTCTTGTTGGAGGTCTGTGTATTGCTTCAATATTTCCTTTGTCAATAATATACGCCCCCTCTAAACGGATTTCTGGTTGCCTCTACTTTCGCAATCCTGTTTCCCTTTGTGATTCTTACCGCAAAGTTGGAAAAAACGTCCGGAACGTCATCAAGCTGTTTCTTGCTACTTACAGAATACCGTTTCAAAAGTGACATCATTACTCCATAAGGCTCTTTCGGGGAATACATGGATTCATCCTTGAAAATAACGTGTTGCAATATCCAGTTGGAACACTGGAATATCCTTGCCTCTTTGTTCGTTTCGGTAGGCGTATCTGTAATATTGCAAATCCAACCCTTAGCCTCTACACGTTTATTCACTTCCATAGCAACCCTGTCTCCGCCTGCGTTTCGCTCGAATTCGCACTCCTGTACTCCATTATTGACAATAGCATTTGCGGCGTTTTCATATTGCATTTCATAATCTGCGGTATTATCGCAAACGCAATCCACGCAGTAGTAGTCATCACCGTATTTTTGCAGGATTGGCAGGACAAAATAGTCTGTGCCTTTTCCCTTCGTGTCGCACTGTGCGGTAATAATTTCTGGTTCGCCATGTGGGAGATTTAGGTATCTTCGTATCTTGTCTTCAGGGAAAACCAATCCCTCACGCTCAATAGGCTCCTGCTTATACAGACAACGATAAGAAATATCGTCCATCAGCAACTGTTGGTCTTCAAAAAATTCTTTTGTAAACCCAGAAAATTCATAATCGAAATTGCTTTCTTGCGTAATCGGGTCAATATCTGGTACTGCTATGGTTTTAACCCTCGGATTTCCTTCATACATATTTTGAATACGCCCGATAACATCATGCACAGACCATCGTGTAGCAATATGTATTTCCTTGCAGTTTTTGCCTTCGGAATCCTGTATTTTCCTCTGTCTCGCATCGACTGCGTATTTATTCCACAGTTTATCAAGTATCATAGGGTTCATTGCTTCTTCGATACCGCCTATCATATCGTCAACAAGCAGAAATTTAGATGCCCTTACTTTACCGGCATTTTTGCTGCCTACGGATGTGCATTGAACAGAAGGGAAGGGTTTATATTTTCCTACGTTAAACTGCTCCATCTTTGCGTTTGTACTGGTAACGTGTAGGTTTGGAAATATCTCGTTCCATGCGTAATCGTCTATGTTCGTGACAATATCGTATACGCCATCATAATACATCCTCGTAATATCCCCACTATGAGAATAAAAGAGGTTAAAGTCTTTCGGAAACCAACCAATGACCGCAGCGTTGAAAAACTTCTCAATCGTTGTGTTGTGCGTGACAATATAATCATCGGTGATATATAAGTGGCACGGATTATCAATCATGATACACTGACACTCTTCTTCTCCTTTATACTGAATCGCTCCAACTCTCAGATAAAATCTATTATTTAATGATTTTGTTGTTACAGGAATAAGGTATTTGTATGGATTTACAAGCATCTCTTTTGTTTCTATTACTTTTTCAGTTGTTTTATTTCCAAAATAGTTGTATCTGACATTCCACAAGTGATTATCCGAACATCTGCATTTTGAACCATCTTCAAGCGTAATTTCGTATATTTTTCTTTTCCCTTGTGGGTATATGCCTATGATATTTGCAGTTTCTCCATTTCCTGCGATTATTTTAGTTCCGACTTTCGCATCGCCCATTTGAATGAATCCATCTGGTGTAAGAATTTTTGAATACAATGGCTGCGCTTTCCCAGCGCCAGGAATTAGGCTGATGCACAAAATATCATACCTATCATCAATCATCCCTTGTAGTGCATCCATTAGCCCGATTTTCAAAAATTGTTTTCTTCTCGGCATATAAAACCGTTCTTTCGGCTCTCTTTTGTGTTCGATATAACGAAAGAAACTATCGACAACCTTATTCTGTGCTTCTATCAGTAAGACGGAATAAAATTTCTCTATAATTTCATAGCTTACTTTTTCTTTGAAAGCGTATTTTTCCAAATCCCAAATTGTACCGCCAGAAGAATTAAGGCAGTAGGCTTCAATGATTTCCTTGCACCGCGCGGACAGTTCTAAGCCATAGGCAATATCTTTTTCGTTTGCGAACGCCGTATTTGCAGCTTCGCAGTAGGCATCTATAACCTGTTCATTGATTCCATTTGTTTCTATGTATTTTTCGTAGTCCTGTACGGCACTTATCAACTCAAAACTTGCCATTAAAAAAAGCACCTCCGCTCAAATAAGCAAAGGTGCAAAAATCCTTTGCCCTCAGATGTTTAGGGTTAGCGGCTAACTTCCAAATTGTTAGTCGGTAATTGTTTT